GTTGTTGAACAATTATTTTTTCAATCGATCTTTTCATTCTTTCGAAAATGAGCTTTATACTGTTTCATAATTTTTTCTTGATGAATAAAACAAATTGACTTTTATTTTTCCTTTTTTTCGCATTGAAGAAAACTACATTGATTTTTTGGGGGGGGGAGAAGAATGATGGACGAAGTACGTTATAGTAAGCTAAAAGATCATGCTGATGATGATGATGATGATGAAGTTTCTATTTCGTTTGGTAATCATAATGCAGACGTTGATGAAGTTTCTAATGCAGACGGAACCCCTAAGGATGAAGGAAACAGAATACTGAGTGACTTAAGTCATCTACTTGGTCTTGAAGATGGGAATGAAAAGAATCATGAAACATGCGAAGAGATTTACGTGAACCTCTCACATTTTTTAGATAAAGGCGGCCCGCTAACAACTTATTTACTCGAGAATCAGGAGTATTTTAAAACCCATAAAGAAGACTATGATGCGTTTTTCTTAGAGTTGAAAAGAAAAATGCAATTATTCGTACGTACTTGTCCTGGAAATAATTCTGGAATGGAATTCCATTTACTAAATAGAATCGATCATATGCAAATATTTCTTGGTCCTAAAATATGGTCTCGAGCATTACAATCGATATATGGAAACCTTCGTGGAATCACTGGTAAAGATCTTGTCGAAGGAACCGAATATATGAGGCGTCAAAAAGATTTTCGTCGTACTCATGGACACGTTATTCTAAATGAATTAACTACACTACTTGGTCTTTTTGATAGGGTTAAAAAGGATGATGCAACATGCAAAAACATTTTAGAGAAGCTCCTAAATTTTTTAGATAAAAAAGGCCCGCTCACAACTTATTTACTCGAGAAACAAGAGTACTTTAGAAGTCATAAAGAAGAATATTATAATTTTTTCTCTAAATTGAAAAACATAATACAACTATTCGTAGGTCCTTGTTTTGGAAAAAATTCTAGAATCGAGCAAAAATTACTAACTTATATCGGTCATTTGCAAATAACTCTTGGTCCTAAAATATGGTCTCGAGCATATCAATCGATAATGGGAAATATTCTTAGAAAGACAGGTGACGGTCTTGTCCAAGGAACCGAATACTTAAGGAGTGAAGAAGAGATTCATCTTACTCACAACGAAACAGCAATAAATGATGAATTAAAAGAGATAAGAAAAATACCCGATTCATCTGAAAAGTTTGAAAAACTAAAACATTTTTTGTCGAGAGACGGAAATTTTGTGAACCGTTTATCTACAACAGACGATTATAAATGGGATAAACAAAAGTTTACAAAGTTTTTTAATTATGTAAGGAGAGTCGTGGAAGAAATTATGAATGAGTGTAAAAGCATACCCAAGCATAATAAAAATAATGTTAGGACTCATATGAATCATTTGCAATTGGTGTTAAGACCCCATATAATGTCTCGAGCATATCAATCGATGATGAGTAAAGTTTTTGGAAAAAGCCGCAAAGAACTTGTTCATGATCTTAAGGGAGGGCGGAGGAAACGAAAGACCAAACGGCAGAGAAGACACAAAACGAAACGGCGCCGATTTCGTTAATGTTTTTTGGACGCGACCAAAATGATAAAATAATGTCTCATTTGAATATCCTTTTTTCTTTGATAAACCATAAATCATTTTTATTTGAATTCCCCATTTCAGTTTTGACAAAAAAAAGAAATGAGTTTCTTTGGTAATTGGTGGCCTGTTCAGTTGGCCGATCAGTCGGCCGATCAGTCGGCACATGAGTCGGCACATGAGTCGGCACGTAAATCGGCCGATCAGTTAGCACATGAGTCGGCACGTAAGTCGGCACGTAAGTCGGCACGTAAGTCGGTCGATCAGTTGGCACATGAGTCGGCACGTAAGTCGGCCGATCAGTTGGCACATGAGTCGGCACGTAAGTCGGCCGATCAGTTGGCACATGAGTCGGCACGTAAGTCGGCCGATGATGGACAGTCTGGGGACGTATTGGGTGAAGAAGCTGAAGATTATGGAATATGGAGAGACGCAGGATCGGATGATGAAGCCAAAGAAGAAGAACAAAATCATGGAATAGAGGAATTGAAAGATCCTAAAATCGAAGAAAGCCCCCATTTTGGAATACCTGATGGTGCAGTTATTCAGTCAATTTCTCATGAAGATGATTCTATTCAAGCCGATCCGATTGTTAGCTTATTAGATGCATTACAGACTCCTGATCTGACGGAAATTATTAGTGAAGAAGTCCCTTTGCGAAAAAAGAAAGAAGAAGAACAAAATCATGAAATAGGGGAATTGAAAGATCCTAAAATCGAAGAAAGCCCCCATTTTGGAATACCTTATGATGAAGATATTCAGTCAATTTCTCATAAAGATGATTCTATTCAAGCCGATCCGATTGTTAGCTTATTAGATGCATTACAGACTCCTGATCAGGTGGAAATCATTAGTGAAGAAGTCCCTTTGCGAAAAAAGAAAAAAAAGAAAGTTGATAAACTGTCATCATTCGTTTTCGATAAAGAAACGCAAATCTTTGCAAATTTGAATAAAATCCTCGCTATGAGGAATCGTAAGAAACGAAATGATAAATTTAAGGAATACATGAGCCAGGTTGAAAAGTATAGAACACAAGAACAAATTATGGATTATTATAATCGCAATGAAGGGATTGAACAAGCTTTCTTAGCAAAGCTCAACGGTTTTGAAGATCAACTCAATAAGCGCAATGAAACAGAAGAATTTCTACCGTCGCATAATGCGTTTATTAATGAAGGAATAGAAGAATCAAAAGAAGATCCTCCCCCCCTCGACCCCCACCATATGCATCCATTTCAGGAAGACGAGTCAAGCATTCCCAATCTACTTCCTAATGAAGCTCATCATAATATTTTGTCTCACAAAGAACCTCACTCCGAACCCCATTTACATCCTTTTGAACAATACGATTCACTCAATCCCGAATCACAAACTGAGAAAGCCAATGATGATTCTCTTGATGATTCGTTTTGGTCGAAACCGAAACGCTGGTTTAAAAACATATTTACGCGTCGACCGCGACGGCAACAAAACCTTGATATGGATGACGGTGAAACGGTTAGTCGAATGACAGCACAAGAAGATAAATTATTGAATACGTTTGAAGAAAGCATACTTAACTATTCGCAAAATCATGAGGATGATGATGATAATACCTTTTGTTCAGTCAATTGGGATATCATGAAGCATTATTTTGGCCGCAAAGGAATATTTCAACGACATATCACAAGCAATTATAGAGAATTTTATAAACATCATCCTTCTGTGTATCACAAGTTGTTTAAAAAAATAAAAGAAATAATTGTAAAAATTCCTTACTATTGTCCTGATAATAACCGAAAGATCGTTCGTTATTTGGACTCCTTGGAACACACATTTGATCCCGAAAATTCTTTGTCTCGTACGAAACGATGGTTTTATCGCCGAAGAGGTCTTCGGGAAGAAGATTTCATGAGTGTACTGCACGGTGGTTCTCGCCGCCGACGCCGCCCACGCCACAAAAAACAATCAAAAAGACAGCGCGCTCATCGAAAGACTCGCCGCCGATAATCCACCCTCGCATGGCATTTTCCCACGACAATCCTCCACTCCATTATCGAGGCGATGAAATTCAAACGTTGGCCTTCCTCGCAATCGACTCCCTCACATCTTCTGCCCGATGATTCAAAATATACTGTGTCATCACTTCCGCTTTGGCAGGATCTTCGTCTGTTTCTGTGAAAAAGTCTTTCAGTGTATCAAGCAAACTCTTCGACGACAAAGCCTTCTTCGTTTTCTGCCTTTTGTAGATCAAGCTGCCTCCAGTGACATTAAAACAATTAATCTCATTGGTTTTCATCACATGCAACAAATAATCGCTCAACTCTTTTTTTTGGGCTTTCAAATGTTTGGCTTCCTTCGTGAGACGCATAATTTCCGCGTCCACCGCGATCCATTCCTTGATCTTTTTCACCAAAACTTCTTTTGTCTCAGGATTGTCCATCAAATATTGAAAAGGTCAAAAATAATTTCCTAAACGTTTCTGTTCTGAGACAAAATGACACGAAATTCAGGGGAGAAAGGTTAAAAAATCAAACCTTGAATAAAACAATTTGAGCATGCTTCCTTTATCTAGTCTTTAAGTTAATTTTTTTCACAATTATTTAATGCCTGCGGCGAGTGCGGTGACTTCTGCTGCGACCCATCTTACGACTCTTGCGTCCGCAATGGGGGCATCTTCGTTTGCGCTTGCCTAGCTTGTGGTTGCAATGTGCACAGACACGACCTCCGCCGACTTGACCTGCACTAGAAAAGGAATTTCCAGGATTGTTTCCTCCACCCTTCATTAATTTGCCCATCGAAAGTCCACCAGCCATTCTGAAATAAAAAGCAAGCAAAAAACTTTTTTGAAAAAGTGCTTCTTAAACTTTTGAAGGAAAAATAAAATGGACGGAAATTTATTTGGCGATTTATACTACAACAAAACATAAAAAAATTTCCCATGGGTCAAAAGAAAAAGAAAAAGCCTTCGTTTTGTTTTTCATCCCCCTCTCGCTATCCGTTCCTAAACTATCTTTCAGGAATCGCTACTTTCCGTTTTGAATTCGGTATTGTGTGGGGGGTTTCCATCCGCGGATTTTTCTGCACCGACTTCGATGGACTCAAACAGAGCACTTATTTCTTCTGTAGCCTCCATCTCCGTCCCTCCCCCTACCGCAGCCCCCACTATCTTTTTATGCCGACTGCAAAACAAATGGTCGCCTGAAAGGATGGGAAACGACACAGCCGTCAAGCACATTTGTCCTTTGCGAGGACCCCTGGCAAAAGTATGCATGCATCCCAACGCCGATCCAGAATTTACAAAGACGGCATTGTGGTTCGCCACCAGAGCTTCCATTTGAGCCTTTTTCGCGGCATTTTCAGCCTTTTTTGCGGCAAATTCAGCCGCTTTTTTTTCAGCTATGGCCTCCTTTTCTTTTTTCGCCTTCAATTTCATCTCCGCTATCCTTTTATTCACGATTTGCGTCATATGAGTGTGACAATATGGTTTTCCATCGTCTTCGCAGATGACTCCGTATTTATAGTGACATCTGGGAGTCGCCGAGCATTGCAATATCGGCATGTCGCGTTCGTTGATCATATTGATGCCCTTCAGAATGGGTTTCCCAGGATAATGGGGAAGGAGCTGGTTGTGCTTGCAACGGCACCAGGGACATAAATATTCATTCTGACGAATGGACATGGCTTCTCTCATATTCAATCGCTGTTTTTGAATTTTGATAGAGGCGAGCAAGCTGTCGTAGTTAAAACGATGTCCGCAATTGGGCAATTGGATGTGATCGGGAAGAAGCGGGTCGCCCATGATGAGACAACGATTCGCCCCTGGCCCAGGTCCGTCTGTCGATCCAATCGCCGATCCCACAATTTCGTTGTCTTCGTCGTCGGACTCGGAATCTGCATTCAACAGGTCAAAAAAGCATTTTGTCACGCTCGGATCGATTGTAACGGAAGACATTGGATGCTGGGCCATGACGAAACCCTCCCAGAAAGAGACAGAAAGAGAAACGACGAGTACGATTTTCGTTAACGAATTATTTTGTGACCAGGTAGTAAACTTTGATTTTTCCTTTCGCGAATTATCCTTCCCATTCGTTCTTTGCATTTAAGCTTTTTCCCTCGCTCTTTGTCTAGTTAATTGCAGAAAACGAAATTCTTCTCCCCACTGTTTTGGTAAAAGACATCCATGTCACCTTCTGAATGGGGTCCTCCGATCTGGACATTTTTCCATGTCTTGGCCGAAAAAATCGGGGAGGATCAGTTTTCTAGCATCTCGAATGCTCTGTTTATGTTTACCCGCCGAATTATGTCGATGCTGCCGTGTCCAGATTGTGCGAATCATGCAACGCAATTCTTAAGCAAAGTGAATTTCGCCAATATAAAGACCCGATCCGATTTTGCGAATATTCTTTGTATATTTCACAATGTGGTGAACCGCCGCAAAGCCAAACCATTGTTTGACCGTAGCGAATTGAGCAGCATTTACGCGAACAAGAATTTGATAGAGGCCTACAACAATTTTGTTGGCGTATTCAACTCGGGTCGCAATTTCAAATTGTTGGCCGACTCCATGCAGCGCAAATTGGTTGTGCGCGATTTCCGAACCTGGTTCACTTCTCAATTGGGAAGCACGATATTCCTAAATATACGTCCTCCACAACCGTCATAAAACAATTTAAAGACTCATTTGGCGAGTACAAAATAATTCTCACTGAATACTTTGAATCCCTTTGCCCAGACATCCGTTCCATCAAACTCATCAATATCAAACTTTGCAAAAGAAATAATGGCGGCGGAGGCAGATGGCAGACATATTGGCTACGTGAAATGGTTTAATAACAAAACGGGGTACGGGTTTCTCCGCAACAAGGAAGACAAAGATATTTTTGTTCATCATCAAAACATTGTTGTGGGGTCAAAGCAATACAAATATTTGGTGCAGGGGGAGTATGTGGAATATGACTTGGAATTGACGCCGTGGCACACGGATCATTCGGTTCAGGCTGTAGATGTGACAGGAATCTATCGAGGCAAATTGATGTGCGAGACGCGTCATGAGATTCGCATGGCGCAGATCATGTCGGAGGCCGAAGATGATGATCAGCATATGTTGTCATTTACCCAGCAGTTTGGGAGCAACATTCAGCCGCTGCAGGTGCAGCAACAGCAGCAGCAGCCGCAGCAGCCTCGACAACATCAGAATAATCCACGCGGAAGAAACGCGGCCAATAATAATGGCGCACCTCCAAATCTCACGCTAAATAATGTTGCTCGATGGGTAAAGACAAAGCCACAAACCAATGCCGTAGTCGAGCAAACAGTTTCGTCGAATGCATAAGGCTGGCGCATACTCATACTAGATCTCATGAAAGAGCAAAAGAAGCATTTCAATAATTATACATTATAGTGAAAGCAATGACAGTGAAGGATTCAAAACAGTAGAAAAATTTATCTTCTACGGGTTCGACGTCTTTTTCCCTTTTCTTGTCGTCGATGTCGTCGTCGATTAGACAAACGCGATGAGCGACCAGTACGGCGTTTTGTACGCCTGTGCCGAGTGCGACCACCGCGACTGGAAGGTATGAAACGTCTGGAAGGTTTGTATCCTTTTAGAAAACCATAGTAATTTCTCTTATTAGTTGAAAGGGGTTTTGGAAGTCTTTCGTAATGCTTTTCATGTGAAGATACTTCACCGAGCATATTTCCATTGTGATGTGTCATCGGAGATTGACCACCCACTTCTTCAGAATCTGTAAACGGATCTGGAAAATCCATAGAATTATCGTCATCATCGGGTCTTCCAGCATCTCTAAACACACCTGATGAATCATTACCATCATCGTCATCATCGTCATCATCGAGTCTTCCAGCATTTCTAGACAGACTTGATAAATCAACGCCTCCGACAGCATGCCCGTGCTGTTCTCCAGGTTGAAAATCTAAACCAAGGCCTCCGACAGCACGTTCACTGTCTCGATGCCTTCCCATTTCACCTCCAAAAACACTTACATCATGTGATTTTGAATCAGGTATCTCGTGTTGTGTGTCACTTTCGCCGTGTTCAAAATCTTCTTCTTCTCCAGGTATGTCGTCCTCATCGTCTGTATTTTGAGGACGCGATTCTATATAGCGGTAAAATTCAAAACCACTTAGATCTTGGAGTTTATATTTATCATAGTTTGACAAATCGGCTTCCATATCTTCAATACGAATCAATACAATATTATTTGAATCATCTTGTTTCATTAATGCACCTACTGACGCCGTATCTTCCAAAGGTTGATTACTTTTATCTAAAACTTTTACTCTCCTGAAATCTGGAACAGTAGATTGCCCTAATCTGATGATTTCGTTATTCATCAACTCTCCTGCATTTTTCACTTTACGATAAATCTGTAGTAAGCTTTGTGATTCAGTATAATTCGGTTTTAGTTGAATAAATGGATCCATTTTCGGAAGCTTTGCAAGAAGTTGAAAATAATGGTAAAGAAATGTTTTATAAGATGCTAAAGAAAAAAACCAAAATTTGAAGTAATTCTTTCAGATGATTTCTACTAGTCTAAAATAATTTAATAAAAGTTACAATGTTTCCAAGACCCTTCGCCGAATGCCAGATCCCCATAATTTTCGTCGTACGCATCTTTGCGAATAATTGGGGGTCTGCGATTCCTCATTCTCCTCCCCTACATCATTTTCATCCTCATCCATATCTCCTTTTTCCCTTTCGTCATCTGATTCGTCCCCTTCTGCCGTTGTAGAACACTTCCTCCGTCGCTTTCGTGGAGCCATAACCATTGTGATTGATATGTTTCGCCTTTTTGTAGGAGACGGGGTGCGCGCCTCCTGCAATTTCCATGGACACCTTACTTTTGGAGTAGAAACTGTCTCCGTCTTCTCGGGCACCACTTCTAATTCCTTCACCGTTTTGGTCGCGGTCCTCCCTTGCCATTGGGGTCTCTCTCTTAACTCGTAAATATTTCCCACCGCCGAGTTATTTTTAATAGTTAAGAAAGTCAACGTATTTCCATTGGCTGCAAAGGATACATAACGACCTGAAAAAGAAAGCCGATCGCGACTGATGAACATACCTTGGCCTCCAAAATATTTGTTTTGAGTTAAATTGTGATTTTGTTTCCTCAAATTATAATTCCAACCTTGTCACCCTAAAATTGTTTCTTCAAAAATATGAGCAAATGAACACACTCATCCTTGTTTTACAAATGTCATCATGAATTCTTTCTAGAATATTCTAGAATAATTTGGCTAGAACTTTACAGACGCCTGCCCATGAGTTTGGGACTAAAACTTCCCACAAAAGGGTAAAAGAAGTCGGAGCGCTTCGCCACGATCGGGCCGAGAATGAGCAAGACAACCGCCAGTGTGACATCATTGCTGATGTTCAGAACCATCTTGAAGAAGTGAATGATGTAGAGAACGAAAAACATATGAATGCCGTACAGAAAATACGTATTCCTTGAGACCATATTGGCCATCATTTTGGTGAGCCAGTTGGAAAAATCGACAAGAAGGATAGATCCGATCGTCACCAAATAAATGTAAAACAAAATTTTGATGACATCTAGAAAAAGCTCGAAAATACCGACAAATAGCATTTTTATATGGCTTCAAATAGGGTCGAAGTAAAGGCAAAAATTGGAAAGGGAAAAGAAGAAACGTAATTAAGTATGACAACCGAAAAAAATTCTTTGCAAGCCATGGCCGATTTCCCACTCTTTCCTAAACTTCGAAAAGAAAAGAAACTCTGGTCTTCCGACCAACGAAAAGTGAATTCTCCAGGTATGCATTATTTTCTACACTGTATGTAGAGATCATTATTTATTTATTTATTTATTTGTTGAAACCAATCTGCATCAGCGGAGACAAAATGACCGATTTTATCTTGACTCCTGACACTTACTCGCCCATTTTGGACGAACACAGCAACTACATTGACCACATACCGTCTTTTCCTGTCGAGGGTCTTCGCTGTCCTTGTGGAGCAGGTCTCAAGAGGAGCATTTCTTTCACGAGCGCCACCCAGTTTACCAAACACGTCCACACTCTGCGACATCAAAAATGGCTAAAGGCTCTGAATGCAAACAAACAAAATGTTTTAAAAGAGAACGCCGAATTGTTGGAGACGGTCAAGACGCAGCAGCAATTGCTTGTTCGTTTTGATCGCGATTTGAAGGTGATGCAGACGAAAATGGACGATCTCCTTAGCATGGCGAGCGCTTCTTCCGCGCTAATTTCTCTTTCCTCGGCACGTGCCGAGCAATGTCGAATCGCAGATATCGATGAGGATTGCCAGGGAGACGGAGAGGCAGAGGACGAGGCGGAAGGCGATGGTGAGGGCGTGGTAATCGTCCACGATAGTGATATGCATGAAAGTAAGCCAGTGGAAATCGACATCGGCTTCAGCAGCGATGAAGAAACCGTGGCCACGTGCGACACGACGATGACAATGACCGCCCTGGGGGGAGGAGGAGGAGGGTCGGGGGCAGGGATGGGTTCTTTGAACGCAGCCTCTTCCAAGCACAAGAAACTCAGCATACCAAAGCGTATTCGCGACGAGATCTGGGACTCTGCCGTGGGCAAAGATATTCCCAAGCACAAATGTTTATGTTGCAAAAAAAATTATATTTTTATGAGGGATTTTCATGTGGGACATGTCTTGAGCGAAAAAGACGGGGGTACGATGGTCGTGAATAATTTGCGACCAATATGTGCCACCTGCAATTTGTCCATGGGCACGCAAAATATGGTGGATTTCATCGTAAAGTACGGCTTATATCTTTAACGATCATTGTCTTCTTTTTTCTACGTTAGTTGCGCGCCCCGCCAGCGGTTTTGATTTTGTGTAGGCGTTGAAACTTTTCCATTGTTTGTTTAAGTAGACGATGCCGTTCCTGCGTGATTTCGATTTTGTTTTGACCCACTTGTTCAAACCCTAAACAAGCATCTTCAAAAATACAAATATCAGACGCCAGAAACGACGCCATTTTCAAAATTTGATCCAAAGAAGTTTGATATTTTTCTTTCGTAGTATGCAGCATCTTAATGAAAGCATCATATTCTTCGTTTTCACCTACATCGTATGTCGCCTGCACCAACAAACAATCACGAGGGTCCATAATATTATATGTTTTATGATGCTCTTCATTGTCAACATCTGAAACGACGGTGAAGTAAATAGCAAATGCTTTCAAGCCTTTTTTCACTTCTGAACGTGTAACAGTATAAGAACGGTCGACAAAATTCTCAAAATTTATAATTCGTGATTTGAATTTCTTTTGATCTTCCCATTTCGTCGGTTCAAAAGGTGTGTTGTATTTTTCATGACCTTTTTTTAACGCAGGTAGAAAGTCAGGATGCTCGTAACTCGCTTTAAATTTATTCTGCATAAATGATAAAAAGACGGAATCAAATTTGGTTCCCATTTTTTTAATCTTTTTTTTGAAGGATTTGCTAATATGTGGTCGTGATAAATATTGCGGTTTCAATGGATCGTAACTAGTATCAAAAACTGATTTTGTTTTATCTCTCATGTGCAAATAGTACTCACCTGGCATAGTGCCAGGCGATGATTGGAATAAAACATGAGTTTTTTCAGGAACAGTTAAAACTGGAAATTCAGGTGCTTGAACATCTCGATTCCATTGGAACGGAATGCTGCCATGTAAATAAATTTCTACAAGGACCAATCGTTTATCTCTGTCCGTCATAAGTAGATGACCCAGTCTAGTTTCTCGAAACGATTTCCAAGCACTATCTCTTGCCGCAGATTTGATAGTCTTTCTCTCCTTCCCATTATTATCGTTGCTTGACCGTTCCCTTGATCGTTTTCTCTCCTCCCCCTTCTTATCGTTGCTTGACCGTTCCCTTGATTGTTTTCTTGTTGAAGAACTCATTGTTATTTATTTTTATTTCGAAAACGTCTATTCAAAAATGAACAATGTTTGAACTTCTAAACAAGCAGGAAAATATATTTTGAAAGCCCTTTATTTTATAAAGTCTCCAAAACAAATTTTTTTTTATTTTTGGTTTTGGTTTTGATTTTGTTTTTCATTTTTGGTTTTGCCTTTTTTAAAATAGAATGAAAACAAAAAAATATAGAAAACAAAAACAAAAACAAAAACAACAGAAACAAAAACAAAGACGTTCTCAAAAACAAAGACGACAAGTGGGGGG